GTTAAAGTAGTCAAGATCGAATGGTATCCTTTCTTCAACCCTATGATAATAATCGAACCGCTCAGCGCTGTCATCAATATAATCATGGCCAACATGAGGATCGAAAGACACAGAAAGAGCATCGGAAAGAATGTCAGGAATGGCACCCTTGTCCGCGATTGATTTGGGATTGTCGAGTATTGAGATTGACTCGACCACTGCGTTGTAGATTGCTTTGTCTTGGCAGAATTTTTCTGTTGAGTCAAGTAACCATGTGAGGTCTGCGAACTCTTGAATATCTTCACTAATCGCAGTGACAAGGTTTGCAGAGTCTTTAAAATCTTCTTCTGTGATTTTTGCATCACTTAACTCGATTGTAAGGGCTTCTTTGTTTGGAAGGGAATTGTATTTCAGTATGAAATTATTTATCTGATTAAATACAATTTTATCGGAATTTTCAGTAAAATATTCATCATTTAAAAATGGTAATACCTTTCGTGCATATTCCTCATTCTGTAACAGATTCTTTAATATTGTTGTTTCTATCTTCATCGCCACCTATATGTTGTTCTTCTATTATTTCTAAAATCGATTTACCTAGATTTTCTTCAAATATTCTACCCTGCTCATCGGTTATGTCTTTTTCACCAATATCAGCCGGTGACATTATTATATCATATCCATACTGGCATGTCAAGGTGCCATCATCGTTCAGAGTTGGATCTGTTTTAAAGTCTTTGTACTTGACTATAACATGACAAAACGGGCCTTGTTTAATTTGAATACAAAGACTATTGTCATCGGGCTCTTCTGGATTAGAGACTATATTGTACCAAGTATCTTTAAGTTTTGGAACATGAGCCTGTGGAGATAGATCAGGCATCAGCCAACCCTCTAAGATCTCTGTCACCTTGAATTTTAGCATCAGGGCCACCTGCTGTGTCTATTTTTAAAGATCCTTCAAATTGTCCTTTGAGGGGGGAGTCTTTCACTACATTGTGATTCTCATCAGCTGCTTCTGGACATACGATATTAAAAGATAATGCTCTTCTAATCCCAGGCCCAAAGAATGGAGATACAGAATGTTTTACCCATGCAGGATAAATGAGTAATTTTCCCAATTTTGGAATTACCATATCAAGTCCTTTTGGTCTAATACTTTCATGAGGATTTACATCTAAATATCCATCTTCTGCGTGATGAAAATTAAAAGATCCCTCTTCATTTAATTCTGAAACTTGTGGTGGAATTTTTAAATATATTACACCAGACATCAAACCAAAATGACTGTGAGTTGGATTATAATCATTTTCTTCGGAATCTGTTACCCAAATATGCTGAATTTCTAGATTAATTTTAGTTGGGTCAATTGTCATGGTATTTAATCCCGAATTAGATAAATAACCTCTCCCCACGCTCACAATAAAATCTGATATTTCTTTAGGCAACATTTCATTGGGTAATAAAAGTTGTTTTCCTTTAACTCGTCTAAATGTGTTTTCATACCATATTTCACCCTCATGTTTTTTGTAAAGACCGTCTATAATTTCATTTATTTGAGTAACGGAGTTTGTTGGTATAGTTGTAGTTGCAGCGTAATTATATCTTTGATAAAATGCTACTTCAAGGTTATGCTCAGCCATTATCTTCTCCTGTTTCAATTTCTTCTGGTTCAGGTTTTTCAGCTCCACCACCATAAGAAAATTCTTTTTTAGCAGCTTCATCCAATTGATTCATTACATCTTCAGTAAAATATTTTTCTGGATCTTTTAGTATTTGTTTTCCGTATAACTTAGCACCGTCTGGTAATTCATACCGTGTAGATACTTTCTTGAAAATCTCATACTTCTCTGCCAACTCTAACAGACCGTAATAACGATTAAGGCCTTCATCATAACTTAGAAGTACATCAACTCTCTTGTTTTCTTTTGCAAGTCTGGACTTAAAGTTTTTACAATGAATGATGTTACCAACTACATCCGTGCCGACTTTATCCTTTTTCTTGGAGAGGAAAACAATATTAGATGCTGCATACTGTAAACCAGAACCACCACCCATAATGTCTTGAGGAAACATAGCCCCGACTTGTTTGTATGTGTGATTAGTCACCAGTAGAGGTATTCCAGCTTTGGCAAGTTTGAGAGTCAATACTCTAAATGCACCCTTTACGATTCGTGCCTTAGTCATATCCACTTTGTTCGCACCTTCAGTAATGTCTTCAACTTCTTTGGCTGTAGATAACATACCAAGACTGTCAAGACAAAGTAAAAGTGGTGCTTCACTTTTCTCCATGTGTCTGTCTACCACTCTTGATGCTTGTTGAGCAAAGTCCTGTATCGTGGCGACTGGCAATTGAATGAATCTTGTTTTGTCAATATCCCGCTCTTCAATCATTTCTGGTGTTAGAGCAGACTCAGACTCAAAATACAAAACGCCGCCGCTAGGATTATCTGCAAGAAACTGTCTGACAATCCCAAGTATGAAGAAAGTCTTACCCGTTGCTGACTCACCTGCGAAAGCAGTGATTTTATTAGACGGTAACCCTTTGTGAATACTTCCCGAAATAAGTGCGTTAAGTATGTAACTTCCTGTGTCAATATATTCATTTACGCTCCCTAGCATCCCTTCTGAAACTTTGGATGCATATTGGTTTCCTGTTACTCCTATTAGTTCATCAAAATAATCGCTCATAATTTAACCTCGTAACCCATTGAATTGGCTTTTGCGTCTTCTTCAGTATCAATCTTATAATCATTATAAGTCATACCTTCTCTTTGTACCTTTAAGTTTTCTTCCATTACTTGTAATTGTTCTTTTGAAATTACATCAATATTAAGAGAAATTCCTCTCCTTTCACCTTCACCTTTAAATGGGTATACTTGATGAGTTAACGAACTAGGAAAAAGATACAACCAACCCTGTTGTGGTGGAATATTAAAGTGAGATGTAGTTGAAAATAAATCAGCACCACCTACACCAGTAAAAACTATTTGACCATCTTGCCCACCCCTAATTTTCATTTCATTACTAGGACGTTCTAATTGTTCTGGAACTTTGAGATAAAGAACAGCAGAAATTTTACAAGATTCTGTTTGATTATTGTGAGTATGAACTGGAATATAATCATTTTCTTTTTGACTCACAACCCATCCACCAGCAATTCTTGCATTCCAAAATGTATGTGGCCCGCCCGGAATTGTAGTATTCAAATTACTTTGAACATTACCGTTCCATAAAATAGTTTGCATATATTTTTCAGTCATTTCCATAATATAATTCAACACGCCATATTTTTCCCATTTATCATATATAATTGACCATGGCTGTGGTATTATTCCACCTTCAAAATTATCTTCAGCGGATTTAGCCTCATCCAATGTTTCATTACTTATTGCCATGAGTTTTATTAATTTATCTTCTGGTATTTCTGTACAACAAACTAGTTGTGCCCAAGGCGCATGTACATGCCAATTTTCTTCCATTTTCATAATTATATCCCCAGTTTTTCGTTTTCATATTTAAGTTTTTCTTGTTCAACTATTGAATCCAGTTGTTTTTGAGAAATAATATCTGCATTAAAAGATAAACTTCTTCGCTCCCCCTTGCCCGTAAATGGATAAACTGAATGTCCTAATCCTGCAGGGAAAATATATAATGCTCCAACGATGTTTGGGTCACAATTCAGAACAGAAGAAGTACACCACTCATCTGCATTTCCCATTCCACTAAATACTAAACTTCCGGGCAGACCCCTAAGATGTGGTTTTGCTGGTGGGTCAATTTTTTCTGGAAATTTTAATGACATCACTGCAGATATTTTACAATTAGAATGATCATGTATTGGATTCCATTCATTTTCAAATTGATGAACAGTCCAAGCACTTACAATTCTAGCTGCATAGTTAAATCCATGCGGCCCATGTTCAAATTTTTTATCCAAATGTCCTTCCATATGTCCATTGGTAAGAACTGTTCCCCAATACTTGGTAACCATCCCAATAAAATACTCCATTAATCCAGCTTCAACAAGTTGTTCCGATGTAATAAAATATTCATTATCTATTGAACCAGCTAATGAGTCACCCGCACTATCCCGATTTACATCTGCATAAATCATATCAGTCATTTCTAACGCATTTTTGAATAAATCGGATGGCACCGCAGTGCTCGCAACTAATTGAGCCCAAGGCGCATGTATATGCCAGTTATCTTCCATTTTCATATCAAATTCTCCTATATTTTAAATTTAACTATGTACTGATATCTTCTTAACCATAGAATTAAGATGATTATTGCACAAATCTCTTAAAATAACAACATCTTCAAGAGCCATCATTTCAACAGAAAACTTATCTATTTCTATGTGACCTTCTAATGTTATAGTACGTTCTAACACTTGGCCTGGGGTCATGAATTGTCCTGCCAAATGTCCAGTTGCAACCGATTGGCCTGTGCGTGGATCTCTACCAAGACCTTCATATATAACAACTCTTTTTATATCACAAGCTAAACCATAACCAGTATCAAGATGTTCAGATGAAAACACACCTCTTTTAACTCCTGCATCATTGGCTTCACCAGTTTGAGGATTATATCTACGAGCTTGAGATTCTTCGGGGCGAGACATTTTTGCTTCAGTTTCTTCTCCCTCAAGATCTCTTCTGGAATCTCGTTCTTTACGATCCCATTCCAATTCCATTTTGGCTGAATCAAGAACTTTACGTTGATGAGCAACTTCTTCTGCAGATTCTTCTTTTCTGAGAGTACCAACATTATCAGCTCTAAAAGCCTCAAGGATTTCTTGACCACCAACACCGTCTGGAATACCATGTTTCCTTCTCATTTCAAAGAGAGTAAGCCCACCATATTCTGTTCTTTCTCTTGTGTTATTTGTTTCAAGATGACCATCATGAAGATCTTTTTGTTTTTTAATTTCTTCGGTAGTTTTTATGGCTCCGGCCTGTTCAGATTTATATACTTTCGGCATAATTATTTCCTTCCTCTTGATTGTATTTCTCTTAAAATAATTTTAATCATTTTATTTATTTCCACTCGGTCTGAATACATTTCATTACGAGATCTTTCTTTTATTAGTTTATCACGATACTCTTCAAGATCTTCTGTTAACCATGAACCATATTCATCTTCCATTACAGACTCCTATCTTCTTTAACTGTTGCATGGTAACCTTCAGTATTTTTCAGTTGTGCATATTTGTTAGCTTTATCGTGAGTATCAAAAAATCTTCTTTGAATATCTTTGGGGTCTGGTTTATAGATAGACATATTCTTACTCATCTGAGCATGACTACCACTGTTTGTATTAGGAATTTTCCACCATTCTACCCAAATATTCATTTTATCTGCCCTCCTTGGCATACCCTGTTAAACCAAACAGAATTCCTATACATAGTCCCGAAATTACAGGATTTACATCAAACCCTGAGTATAAGAAACCCATCAAAAAACATCCCACAACTATTCTACTAATATTGAACATATGTTTATTATACCATATCTACAGGTTTTGTCAAGTGAAAAAGGCCATGATGTTAGTTTTTCTTTCATGTTCCCAGCCGATAACATTGAGAATACCGATTATAGGATCAAGGAAAGCTTTGGTAAATTGTTTTTCATAATCTATATACGGTTTCAACTCAAACTCATCTGGTAAAGCATTTAACATAGCAATTACGGTATCACCAGTTGGATTTGGTTCTTTTAGATAAGCAAACTTAATCTTTTCACCCTCTTGGATTTTTGGATACTTTCTAGTCAATCGTTTGTTCTGTAACATCTTATTGTAGATTAAAGAACCTTTAACATGAATCGGTGTAGACTTTTGATAGATTGATGCTGCGTCATGATACTTAACAAGACCTTTTACCGATCTTGGAAAAGAAACTTCTTCTGTGGGAAGTGCCTTGAACTTAGTCTTGAAAGCTTCAATGTAATTGATTACATCTTCTTCTGTTCCATTCATCATAATCTTGAATGCCTCTTTGAGAGCGTTACGACAAGATTCTGGAGTAGAACTTCTGACAGCTTCAATACCCATAATCTTGAGTTTGGGTTCATCATACTGGACACCTTCAGAGTTATGAACATTCAGAATGTAATGTTTCTTACTAGTCCAAATACCAACCTCTGCCAAGACCTCTCGTTTCATTACCATCTTTTGTTGAAACGCATTAACATACTCAGCCATTTCACCATAACATCCGTCAATCACATCTTGAATTTTACCTTCACAAACCTTATCCATGAACTCTATAATTTTATCTGTATCCGTAAGACCTACCTTTTGTACGAGAGAATCAAAAGTAACGTACAGAGAGTCAGTATCGGAAGCAAGAACATAATCATGGTTTTCTGTCTCCATTAATTTATTTAAGTATTGATTAACTGCTCTCTCAGCCCACCGAATGGAAAGTTGACCCGCAACGGATACGGCCTCAGCATTCCTCACATCATAAAAACGAAACCATTGATTACCGAGGGCTCCGTAAGCTGAGTTGAGAGCAGTCTTTAAGTTGATCTGCATATTATGATACTGAGCCAATTTGTTAGTATTTGCAGCTTTACCTTTCTTCTGTTCCGCAATCATCAACTGCTTATACTTAACACGGTCAGTGTACATTTTTTCCATGAGTGCTGGAAGGAAACCTTGTTTCTTACGAGTATACAAAGAACCATATGGAGTCATAGAAAGATTTTTCTCTTTAAGAAAGGCGACATCAACTTCCTTATCAAGTAAAGCATCTACCAAACCAGACTCAGGATACATGCCAACAAGAGTCTCAGGAGAAATATTGTATTGCATTATGAGATGCGGATACAAACTATTCAAGTCAAAACTAGCAACCCATTTGTGCCGACCGACTTGAGGATCTTTCACATACGCACCCTCAAATGCTTCCGATTTAGTATCATGTTTCTTTGGTGGAACAACAATTTTTTGGTCTTTCAGATAATTGTAAATGATACAATCCCACATCTTTACAGGACTGAACACATCATTGAAGTTACACTTGGCCATATAAGCCAGTGAAATAATCATCTCCAAGAGTTTCATCTTCTCTTCAAGTCTTTCCAACAGGACAACATCATGAACATTATAGTCAACGAATTTCTGAAAGTTTGTTTGGTATAGTTCGTGTAGTGAAGCGTATTCTGAATAGTCTAGTTTCTTTTCTCCTAACTCTGCGTAGGCAATGTGGTTCAAAGAATATGACTCTTGATTGACATAGGTAAACTTCTTATAAGCATCCATGTAGTCAATACTTGAAATACCAACCAGATCAAAAACCTGTAGTTGTCTATTACCAAACACATTTACTTCAGTTTCCCTATACCAGCCCCAAGGCGAGAGTTTCTTAGCCATCTTCTCACCAAGAATCCTGATGATACGATTAACAAGAAATGGAATATCAAAAAATCTTGAGTTCCATCCAGTAATGATATCTGGATAATTCATAGACCAATCAAGTACAAAGTTTTCCAATAGTCTTTTTTCGTTCTCACAATGAATATACTCAACACCATCTGCCGGTGTGTATTCCTGACAACCATACACCTTGAAACTTTCTCCACAACGATAAGAGATAGCCAAGACTTCTTCGTTGGCACTTCTTACATCTGGAAAACCATGTTCCGAGCTGGTTTCAATATCAATGAATCCAATCTTGATCTTATCTAAATCGTAGTCAACCATACCACGATAGTTATCAGAAATAAAAGAATATTGGAACTGGTCAAACCCAAAAACATTACCACCATACTCTTTTCTGGCTTGACGAGAATCTTTCATAGAGCCCCACTTCACAGGAGCAACATTTCGATTATCTAGGGTTTTCCATTGGGGATTTTGAGGTTTGTGAGATTCTACAAATAAGGTAGGTTCGTAGTTCAATTTCTCTTTGAAAGATTCACCGCGGTCATTAACACCTCGCAGAGCAATGAAATTACCATGAGGTTGGACATTAGTATAAAACATTATGATTTATTATGGTTGGAGGTCAAGGATGGTCTAAGTATTTAACGTAATTTACTTCTAACTTATCTAAACTATTATAACACAATAAGATGTGTTTGTCAACCCACGAACGCCCGCGATTGGCACCTATCACAAATAAAATTTGTAGATAAAATAACCACATATATTTCATATAATTCTCCTATGCGAGAAGACCTGACTTGTAACTTGTCTTACCATTAATTCTCAGTGCTGTCATTGTTTTACTTCGGTTACTTCCATCAAGAACATACGAACAATGAATCCATCCACTATTTGGGTCTGTTCCATCGTAAAATTCTAAAATAAGTTGGTCAAATACTAAGTTTTTCTCTATCCATTTCGCGAGATTTGGATTGGAAATTCTCGTTGATTCAAAGTCTGCTGCCTGTCCATTGCAATGCTGACTTGTCTTTGAACCACCTACTGCCTTGTTTAATGCTGGAGAACGATATCCACTATTGATACGAATAACTCCAAATTCTTCTCTCACAGGTTGTAAGATAAAATTACAGAGATTAGTTAAATTAATAACGTGTTCTCTCGATGCATCGTTTGATATTCCTAAA